GTGAAGTGAACCTTTAGACCCAACACCATCTGTTGTTCCAGATATATCATATGAGTCACAACCAAAAGCGCCAACGTGCTCATTACCCGGATACTTTGCGCCATTCTTTACTATTACATTGTTTTGCAGATTCTTAGACGGTACCCAGCTAACTAAAAACCTGCCATTAGGATTAGGTGAGAATATAACTTTTGTATCCTTTATTCCATTTTCCCACGAAAACGATCCCTTAGTGACCAAACCATCTCTTGTAGCACTTTCATTAAAATCAATCTGTTCATATATTTTACTTAAATTAAATATACTATTTTTAGCTTCATCCCTAAACGCATGCTCTTCAGTGCGAGGGAATTGACGATAATATTCATTTAAACCGTCACTGTCATGTTTTAAACCATCAACTTCATTTTCCCAAAAGTCTATGACTCCGGTATCGATATAGTCTTCATCATTTCCAAGGACGGGTTCTTCTGGAGTATCAAAGACAGGGTATCCAAAAGAATCAATGTATCCTTCGTAGTTCCATTCCATAGGTATGAACAAACTATATAATCCCGAGCTAGTCTGTCCATTTTTATTTCGTCTTGTAACGTCTGAGTCATAATAAAGCTTTTTGAAGTTATCACCACCTTTTTCTAATGCATTGGATGTTGATCCCATCATACACTTTCCTATAATTCTACTACCTAAACGTAGCGTAGTTTTTGTTACTCTCCAGTTATTTAATATGTTATCAGGTCTTTCCCATTTACCTGATTCATCATGCACTAATAACTTGAGCTTTTCACCATCATAACTGTTATCACCTGTATTCTTCCAGTCTATTGTTGTATCGAGCCCCTCAAGTATTTGCTTTTCACTCGTTTCTGTAATCGACTTTTTAGTGAGTTTGGATGCTGGTACCCTGTATGCAAGCTCTGACTTTGGTCTGTCCATTCCGTCTTGTATTGGTTTGAAAAAGAACGGATAATTGACTGATATTGGTACCACTTTATCTGTGAACATTTTCTTTGCATCGCTACCGGACTTAGATAATATTCCAAATCTGGCATCTGATGTAATTGTAGCCTGGTTAACAGTCTCTGATGAGGCCATAAAGCTAAATCCAGAACGTCTGTTCTTAAGGTAGCACATTCCATAGCATCTTTTATCTGCCTTGCATGCTTCCCAGAATATGAAGAATAATCTGTTTGCTTCCCTATAATCTGGCTTCCCAACATCAATTTTGGTGTGCTGCAAGTACATATAATGAGAACCAGTAATAAAAGTAGGGATACCTTTGTTAATGAACCAATAACCTTCTTCGCGTTTGGTAAATTCTCTATCAATATATGCATACCATTTGTTTTTAAAAGAATCCGGATATGTTTCCCAATCAAATATACTTTTTACGTTTTTAAGTTCCCTAGGAAACTCATGCGGAGTCCATCTGTTATTATTGTTTTCAATTTCTTTTGGCTGAGGAGGTAATGCTATACACAATCCTTGAATATCTATTATCTCACCTATCTTGCCGTTTTTACTGATAACAACAATATCGTGTTCTTTATTATATCCGTATTCCCATTTGTTATATCTATTTAATCTTTTGATTACGTTAGACTTAACTGGTGTTACGGTTTTAACTAATGTCTGTTCGTACATTACCTAGATCTTCTTTCAGCAAATCCACCAAACGCTTCTTTCTTTTCAATGGGTTTATCTTCCATTAAATTCTTTTCGGCTTCTATGCGTGTAAGAATTTCGAAAGCATCGAATATTGCAAGTTTTTTAGTAGCAGCAGCGTTCTTTAATCTATCAGCAGCAAGTTCATCATCACCACCTTCTACAATTATTTCTTCCTCTGCTACCCGTATAAGCTCGTGTACTGCTTTATACCCAGCTTGTATTATATTCGACTTCAGTTCCTTTGCGTTCATATTTAATTGAAATTGAATTAAGCGGTACTCTATATAATCGTTCGCCTTCTATAACAAACTCATATTCACTATTTGGCGTAAACCCTATTAAATCATTGTTTTGTAAACCAAAGTCCTTTAAATCGCGTCCTATGTGCTTTAAAACACCCGTAAGCGGTTCTTCTTTATCATCTGAAAGACTATTTAGACTTTTAATTGGCTTTACAAAGCAAAAACCTGGCGGCGTGTACCATTTGCCACTTCTTTTATATAAAAATATTTGATCAGTAAAACAAAAGTATTTGTTTTCTTCAAAATAATTTCTACTGTTTTTTTCGTTACCTCGAATATCGTAATATCTTCTAAATACATTATGATGAATGATTACTTCATCACCTATTTGTAAATCATATTCGTCTTTAATAACTGGTGTTTCAATTATAATACCAGATCTATTCACAAACTTATGATCTTCTATTGATGTATTTAATATTAATTCTTGGTTTTCAACATTTTTCTTATTATTGTATCTGCCGTTAATTGGTTCAACAATATAAGCATGTGTATGTTTCATTAATATTCTAAATTAAATTCAATTGATACTGCCATATTCTTATTAAAATGTTTCCATGGCAATATTTCGTCTTTTTTCTTTATATATATTACGTATCCTTCTTCTTCTTCAAGTATTTCAGATATTGTATGTCCTCCAAATACTTCTTGACCAATTGAATAATGCATTGCGTCGTTTTTATAATCACGACCAATTGATATTTTTCGT